TGGATGTGAAGATGAACGGCTACATCATGCTGGAGCCGTCGAACCATGTGAGCGGCCAGCTGTACGCCTGGGAAGCCAGCAGTGACCCGCGTGACGGCGTGCTGGCATCGCCGCTGCCGGACTGGATCCGCGACCTGGTTGGCGGGGGCCAGCCAAAGGGCATGCTGATGCCGGGCGCGCGCGCGGTTGCCACTGGTGGGCCGGGCATGAGCATGGTGATCACCGACGCTGAAAAGTTTGATGTGGTGGCAGCACTGGCCGTGATGCCTGCAGACAGCCGGGATGACTGGGTGAAGGTGGCGATGGCGCTGCACGCCTGCCACGACAAGCAGTGGGCGTTCAGCGCCTGGGACAGCTGGAGCCAGAAGTCTGCCAAGTATGACCCGGTGGATGCGGTGCGGGTGTGGCACTCAATACGCTCGAACAAGGGCGTTGACCGCACGGTGACTTGGCGCACCATATTTTTGATGGCCAAGAAATACGGCTATTGCCCGACACCCGTGGCAGGTGTTGCTGCAGGCCTTGATTTATCGACAGCGGCACTGGCGGCCATGGCGGCACCGGTGGTGATTGAACGGCTGCCTGAGCGCGAAGGGTTTACCAAAGTGGGCGCGTGCCCGGTGGCAGCTATCAACGAGCTGGCGCACTGGATGACACGCCAGTATCAAGAAACTCACCCACTGGTCAGCATGGCCGCAGCGCTGAGCGTGATGTGTGCCAGTGCCGCGCGGCGCTATGCCTCGCCCTATGGTGACCCGGCCAGTGTGATGATGGCGGCGCTGTGCCCCAGCGTGAGCCAGGGGCGCTATGCCCACCATGGTGCTGACCAAATACTTTTTGACTCTGGTATGCGGGCGCTGCTGCGCACGACGCGCATGGCCAGCCCGCAACACCTCTATAGCACGCTGTACCGCTCGCCATCGGCGCTGTACTTGTCAGACGACTACGGTGACCAGCTGCGCTTTGCCAAGCGCCAGCCGTCGGGCATGTTGGAGCAAACGCTGTCGGTGCTGACGGGCCGGGTGTATTCGGGCCAGACCTTGACGCTGGACAACTGGATGGAGCTGGGTTTGAAGCAGCCCGATGGCGAGGGCGCGCAACCGGTGATTTATGCGCCTGCGCTGTCGATGCTGGCGCTGGTGGGCGGCTCGAACATGGTGCATCTGTTCAAAGCGGCTGAGTTCAGCCGGGGCGCGGCGGACGCGGTGCTGTTTGTGCCGGCCACGGATATGGAGCAGTGGCACCAGCGGCCAAAAAGCATTGTGGAGCCGCCGCCTGCCAGTGTGGTGGCGATGATTCGCCGCTTGCGCGGGTTTGAGCAGGCGGACACGACGCAGTTGACGGCAGAACAAATTTTCAGCGGCACGGCCAGCGTGATGCCGTCGCCCCAGATGGTGCGCTTTTCTGGCCTGGTGCAACAAGTCGATAAGGCCTGGATTGCGCTGTATTCAAAGCAGGGGCACAAGGTGCGCCAGCTGGCCAGCGGGGCGCGCAACAACTTGCGCCGCCTTTGTACGGCCATGGGTGCCTGGGCAAACCCGGCTGACCCGCAGGCGACGGAGGAGATTGTGCGCTGGTGCGCGGCCTTTGTGCAGTTTTGCCTTGAGGAGACGATTTTGCAGGCTGAACTGCGTGGCAGCGAGGATGACGACAAGCCCGACGTGTACCAGCGGGTGCTGGAGTTTATTGACGAGCATGGCGCAGAGGGAATCAGCAACCGCATGGTCGTCAATAAATGCCGGGCGTTTCGCTCCTTGACCAATGAAAAGCGCGACTTCTTGATCAGCCAGATGCTGGACGACGAGGCCATCTACACGGTGCCGACCAAAAATAACCAGGGCAAGGTCTATGTACGCACGACCTATCTCAAGATTCGAAAGCCAGGTGTAGCCGGTGTAGACAAGGTGGCGACAAATTTGTCTACGGGTCAAAAAAGCGATTTTCAGGGGGAAAACATCTGACGTGTAGACGTGTAGACGCCAAATGTTCTTTTTCTCTAAGTGGGGAGCTTATAGGGAAAAGAAAAATTCTATATAGGTATACACGTCTACACCGTCTACACGTCATAAACACCAATGAAATCAACAGCTTTAGGTGTAGACAAGCACCTAAAAATTTGTCTACACCTGTCTACACCTGTCTACACGTACCAAGCTAACTTAAAAAAGACCAGCAAATGAAACTCACAGACGACCAGCAAGCAGTATTTGATTCAATCGTGGCATTCGCCCACGCCCCGAGCGGGCCGGAGATAGCGACGCTCTCAGGCTATGCCGGTGTGGGCAAGACCACTGTGGTGGGGCAGGTGGTGGCCAAAGTGGCGGCCAGTGGCCTGCGGGTGCTGGTGGCGGCATCGACGAACAAGGCGGCTACCGTGCTGGCCAACAAAATCAACAGCCCTACGGTGGCATTGGCGGGCACGGTGCATTCGTCGCTGGCGCTGAAGATGACGGAGAACGCGGACGGCACGCGCACGCTGAGCAAGAGCTTGCGCTCGCGCTCGACGCTGCACGAATATGACTTTGCGGTCATCGACGAGGCCTCGATGATTGACCGGGCGCTGTTTGCCAATGTGCTGGGCGCGCGCCAAAGCTGCCGGGTGCTGTTTGTGGGTGACCCGGCACAGCTGCCGCCAGTTGGTGACCAGGGCCTGAAATCCGCGTGCTTTGACCCGGCGGTGGTGCCGTGCCAGTTTGCCCTGACTGAGGTTGTGCGCCAGGCGGCTGAAAACCCGGTGATCCAGTTGTCGCAGTTGCTGCGCAAGTGGGTGCAGGACAAGGTGCAGCCCGATGTTGCTGCGCTGGCTGCTGGCCTTCCTTTGGCGGGCGATCAGCGGGTGTCGATTACATCTGGGGGCGACGCAACCCTGCACGAATGGGCGCAAGGTGCGTTTGAAAATGCGCTGGACACGCGAATCCTGGCTTTCAAGAACGAGACAGTGCGCCGCCACAACCAGGCGCTTCACAACGCGCTGCACCCGAACAGCGCCACGCATTTCTGCCCAGGGGAGCCGGTCATGGTGTATGAACTGACGGACGCGTTCTCAGCTGCCAACCCGTTCATGAAAGTGCCGCTGAAAAACAGCGAATTGCTTAAAGTGGTGTCCTGCGAGGTGGCCCAGCACCATTGCAATGCGTTTGCCAGCGAAGTGCAGGCGTACAAACTGACGTTGCAGCCTGACGATGGCGGGCCGGTGTTTGTGTATGTGCCGGTTGACCGGGTGAGTTTTGAACGTCTGGTCTCTGGTTTGTTTCAGCAGGCTAACGTCGTGAAGTCTGCCAGCCGCACGCAGGCGCAGGACTTGAGCAGTAAGGCTTGGGCGCTGCGCAATGGATACGCGAAGCTAGACCATGCTTATGCGATGACGATTCACAAAAGCCAGGGCAGCACGTTTGAGACAGTGCTGCTGGACTGGTCTGATATTCCAGCTGGCTGGAGCCCGGAAAAAGCTTCTGAAAACAGCTCTTTGGTGTATGTGGCGGTGACGCGGACTTCCGAGAACCTTGCGGTGGTGACGCGGTGACTAGCATCACCTTTACGGTCCCTGGTGAGCCGGTTGCAAAAGGCCGCCCTCGCGCCACCACTATTCTCGGCAGGGCTAGCATGTACACGCCTGCAAAAACAGTGAATTACGAGAGCATGGTGGCGCTGATTGCACAGCAGGCCATGGCGGGCCAGCCACTGTTTGAAGGTCCGCTAGAGCTGTCTTTTGAAGCCCGCTTCAGCATCCCAAAAAGCTGGACAAAGAAGCGGCTGATAGCGCAAGAAACCTGTCCTGAGTTCGTTACAAAGAAGCCGGATCTGGATAACTTGCTCAAAGCACTGGGTGACGGTATGAACGGTGTTGTGTTTTTGGATGACAGCCAGATTGCCCAAAACGGTGTGTGCCGCAAGGTGTACGGCGAGACGCCGGGTGTGACTGTGACAGTGCGTTTGTTGGAGCAAGCAGCATGAAACTCAATTGCAAACCCGGCGACCTGGCCGTAATCATCAAGGGCGGCCTATCTGACCGCAACGTCGGCAAGTTAGTTACTGTGATTGGCCCTACAGACAAGATCGGTGAGTGGATGGTGCGCTGTGACAGGCCCATGAATGTAGCGATTGGCGGCATAGCGGCCGGTGAAAAGTTTGTTGGCCCGATTGCAGACAGCCGCCTGCGCCCGATCCGCCCGCAAGACGACGATGCACAAGATGAGACTTTGATCTGGCTGGGTGTGCCGCAGTTTGACAGTGTTGGCGCCGCAGCCTTAGCTAAGACAGCCGCAGCCATGCCAGCGCTGATGACGGCGGTGTTTGGTCGCAGGCCGCTGCAATAAGAGGCCAGCCAGGTGCAATTCCCGCTGCCGGCGGCTATCAAGCTATAAAAAAAGGAGTGTGAACAGTGACAGCAGAAAACATTTTGTTCTTAAAAGTAGATATTTTGCGAGTAATTGGCGCGAACCCAGGCATCACGATTGACGAGCTGGCAGGCCATTTCGGCGTGGAGCTGGATGTTGCGCGCAACAAGACCAGCTGGCTCAGGCGGCAGGGGCTGATACAGCGGACAAATGTCGGTCAAAACAATGCGCAATTTGCGCTGGTGGGTGTAGATGTTGTGGTCAGGAATCTAAAACCATCATCGCTAGGGCGTGACCGCGATACGCACCTGAGCACGTCGCAGGCAGCTATACAAAACGCGCCAAAAAGCATATTTGATTACGCCCGTCGAACAATTTGATTAAAAGGCAGGATTTTGAACCTCTCTGATGCTGTAGACGACGCCGCACCACCTCCGCCGCCATGTTTTGCTGACCGGGGGATCTGGCGCTCGTACCTGAAATCGACCGCGAGTGTGCAGCATTACAAAGGCGAGCCCAAGGTGTTTGTCTTGCAGCTCGGAGCAGAGCCGACATTTAACTATCGGCTGAACTTTTGCCGCGATTGCTCCCGTGAGCACCGGGTCGCGATGGCTTTTGAAAGCCGATGCCGCCCAGACTATCTCCAAAAAATTACTCCCAAGACGATGCCATGAACAACAAACCCCGTTTGCAAGGCACTATCGACGTGATCTACCGCGTAATCCAAAATATCGGCCCCGCATCAGCGCGAGACATTGAGCGACACATCGAAGTCGTGCAAGCTTGCAGGTCAAGCAAGCTTAAAGCGCGCAGGCTGATCGACCGCTTGCACAAACTGGGCTACGTCAAGAGCGATCAGGCGCGCCAGATGCCGAAATTTTCAGTCAGTGGCTGATTTATTGCTATCTGCCATTGACTCCGAAGCCCTAGGCGCTTCAATTGACACATCGCCCGCAAGGGGCATACATATATTGGGGCAAAGCATGGCGACACCACCGCGCAGGAGTGCGGCACCAGGCAAGAACAGCAAGGGCTTGACGCCTAAGCAGATGCGATTCGTGACCGAGTACCTCGTTGACCTGAACGCATCGAAGGCCGCAATCAGAGCGGGCTACAGCCCAAAAACAGCAGGTTCGCAAGCATTCGACCTCCTGAAAAAACCTGAAATCTGCGCAGAGGTCGAAAGGCAGCGGCTGGTCCACGCAGGAAACGCCGGGCTGACCGTAGAGCGCCTGATGCAAGAGGCCATGCGCCTCGCCTTTTTTGACATCCGCAAGCTGGTGGACAAAGACGGCAACCCCGTTCCCATCAACCTGCTGGACGCCGACACCGCAGCTGCAATTCAGGGCCTGGACGTTGCCAGCGTAGGCAACGCCGACATGGGTGTTGGCCAGGTGCTCAAGTACAAGATCGCCGACAAGAACAGCGCCATCGAACGCCTGTTCAAGCACATGGGCCTGTTTGCGACGGACAACGCCCAAAGCAACCCGGCTGAGGCCATGCAGAAGCTGCTGGCCCTGGTCAACGGCTCCAAACTGCCTGTTCGCAAATGAGCGCATCGCTCATCACGGTTGAGGACTTGCAGCCCGCGCTGTGGTCCGACCCGTGGTGGCGCCTGTGCAACCTGTATCACATCGTCAACGAGCGCAACCAGGTGGTGCGCTTCACGCCCAACGCCGAGCAGCGCGAGCTGTACGAGAACCTTCACTACCGCAACCTGATTCTCAAGGCCCGCCAGATGGGATTCACGACGTTCGTGTGCGTCTTGGCGCTGGATCAGTGCATGTTCAACGAAAACTTTTCAGCGGGCATCATTGCGCACAATCGCGAGGACGCCGAAAAGTTTTTTCGCACCAAGGTCATGTTCGCCTACGACCGAGCGCCAGAGTCGCTTCGGGCTGCCGTGTCCGTGGTCAAGCGCACCGAGAGCCAGGTGACGTTCTCCAACGGCTCCACGCTCTACGTGAGCACCAGCTTTCGGGGCGGCACCTTGCAACTTCTGCATGTGTCCGAGTTCGGGAAGATCTGCCGCAAGTACCCCGAGAAGGCCAAAGAGATCGTCACCGGTGCGTTTGAATCTGTGGCGGCCGACAACATGCTTTTCGTTGAGAGCACAGCCGAGGGCATGGGCGGCTACTTCTTCGACTACTGTCAGGAGGCGCTGAAGGCCCAAAAGGAGGGTCGCTCACTCACGAACCTTGACTGGCGCCTGCACTTCTTTCCCTGGTTCGCCAAGAAGGCCTACCGACTTGACGCCCAGGTGCATATCACTGAGAAGCAGGAGCGCCACTTTGCCGATGTGGAGACCACGACAGGCGTGAAGCTCTTCCCCGAGCAAAAGGCTTGGTGGGTCAAGAAAAAGGCCGCACTGCTCAACGACATGGGCCGCGAGTACCCCGGCACGCCGAACGAGGCATTCGAGCAGGCCATTGACGGGGCTGTCTTCGCTGAGCAGATGGCCTCGATCCGCGAGAAAGGCCGCATCACGACCGTGCCTGTGTTGGTCGGCATCCCTGTTGACACGTATTGGGATTTTGGCGTGGGCGACGCCACAACGATCTGGTTTCGCCAACGGGTCGGCCTCAAGAACCACTGGGTCAAGTACATGGGCGAGGCCAACAAAGGGCTGGATTACTGGTGGCGCCAGTGCAAAGAGTGGGCCGAGCTTCACAACGTGGCATTCGGCAAGCACTTCTTGCCCCACGACGCCGAGCACCGGATGCAGGGCGAGGAGGTCACAGACCGCCACGAGATTCTAACCAAGCTGGGTATGCGCAACATCAGGGTGGTGCAGCGCATCGCGCACCTGGACGTGGGGATCGACATGACCCGCACAGCCCTGCCCAGCGACAACTGGTTCGATGTCGGTGAGTGTGCCGACGGTATCAAGTGCCTGGACTCCTACCAGTACGAGTGGGACGACAAGCTGGGTCGCTGGAAGAACGTCCCACTTCACAACTGGGCCAGCCACGGCTGTGACGCCTGGCGCCAGCACGCACAAACCAACGACCTGGGCTTGTCATCCGAGCCCGCCATCAACGAATTTGCAAACAGAACACGGGAGTCATGGCGATGAGAGAGACACGCACAACAGACGCGCAGGGGCGCCGCCTGGTCGAATGGGCCGGGCCTGACGCATGGAAAACCCACCGAGTCGGTGACTACCTGGTGTCGCTGGAATGGGCCGTGCTGCCCGAGAGCCGCAAGGCGCAGCGCGTGGTGGTGATTGGCCGCCCGCGCGAGGGAAGCCTCATTCGCTCAGACGACATGACGGCTGGCCACTGGCACCCGCGCTGCTACCGCGAGCAAGACCGACCCGCGATGCTCGAATTCGACCGCGACGGACTGCCAACCGGGCGACCCACGCGCGAGCTGATCTGGGATGCCTCGCAGTCGGTGACGCTGCTGGGCTACTCAAGCGACGACCGCACCGCTGTTCGGCACTATGTCGACGCGCTGCTGAACGCGCTGATCGACCTTGTACGTATGCCATCGGCGCCTCCAGGGATTCGCAAACGGCTGGTAGCAGGGACCACCCCGACATTTGAAATAACAGCCACGCGCGGCAATGTCGTCACGGAGAGCCTTGTATGAAACCCCGTCCAATCCGAATTGAAGGCGATCTGGCATACGTTCCGCTGACGCAAGGCAGGACCGCTGTGATTGATGCCGCCGACAGGCTGTTTGTCGAAGGGAGAAATTGGTTCTTCATCACGGGGTACGCCGCCACGTGGGTTCGTGCGGAAGATGGTAGGCGCCAAACGGTGTGGATGCACCGCCTTATCGCCGCGACGCCTAACGGAATGGAGACAGACCACATATCCGGCGATGGCTTGGACAACAGGCGGTCAAACCTTCGGCATGCGACCAAAAGCCAAAACCTTCAAAACAGAAGCGCCCAAACTGACAACAAAAGCGGACTCAAGGGTGTGTCGCTGTATCAAAACAAAACGACCTGCAAATGGAGGGCAACGATCATTCTCCAGAGAAAGCAGCGACACCTTGGCTACTTCGCCACCCCAGAAGCCGCTCATGAGGCGTACTGCCAGGCCGCCAAGGCAATGCACGGCGAATTTGCAAGGACGGCATGATGATTAACAAAGACGACAAGACGCCGCACGACCGGCACCTTCGTCTCAAGGAGATGTATTTGGAGGAGCTGCTGCGCCAAGAATCTAACCGGCGCGACCGCGTGAAGTGGACCCGCTATTACGAAAACGACCAGTTTACCGACGAGCAGCGGGCCAAACTGGCGGCGCGCGGGCAGTCGGCCGTGTCCTACAACTCTATCAAGGGCGTGATCGACTGGCTGAAGGGCACCGAGCGCCGGGGCCGGATTGACTTCACCGTGGCCCCGCGAACAGACTCCAGTGAGGCGCGCGAGGGCGCACAGGCTAAGCAAGAGCTGATGAAGTACTTGGACTACGCGAACCAGACCGGCTTTGAGCGATCGCTGGCGACCGACCAGTCTTTTGTCACCGGCCTGGGCTGGCTGGAGGTGGCCACGCGTCAGGACAAACAAGGCCCTAAAGTAGTCGCGGTGGCCGAGGATTGGCGCAACATCGTGCATGACAGCCGAGCGATCAGCCGAGACGGTGATGACGCGCGCTTTCTGTTTCGGTCCAAGGTGATTGATCTGGACGTGGCCCTAGCCCTCTTTCCGAACAACAAGGTGCAGCTGGAGAGCGTGGCCCAGCGCGGCACAGGCGAGCGACTGATGGGCATGTGGTCGGGTGCATCGAACATGATTGTGGGCGATGCGATTGCATCAAGCGAAGGCAGCGCCGCAGCATTCGCAGGCACCGACCTGTTTTCGACCCGCGACCGGGTGATGCTGCTGGAGGCGTGGACGCGCGAGCCGGTCAAGCGCGGTGACAAGCACACAGGCGGACTCACCGACCCGGTGTCGTGGCAGATCCACTGCACGATCATGACCAGCGAAGCTATTTTGGTGGAGTCAGTGTCGCCGTACAAACACGGCCGATTCCCTTTTGTCCCTATTTGGTGCTACCGAAGTCTAGAGACGGGATTGCCTTATTGCCCGATTCGTGATCTGGTGGATATTCAAGATTCGCTTAACAGCCGAATCATGCGCAGCCACTTCTTGTCTCACACTAGCCAGTTGCGCATGGAAAAGTCGGCGGTGGATAACACAGCAATGTCGCTGGAGCAGATCGAGCGGGAGCTGCGCGACCCCAACGGCATCGCGGTGTTTGCCGACGGCGCGCTGTCGGGCGGGAAAGTTCAAGAGGCCAAGCACGCGGGCGATGTGCGTCAGTTGATGGAGCTGGCCAAGCTGGACATGGACTCGATCTACCGCATGAGCGGGGTGACGCCAGAAAACCAGGAGTCACGCGGCGACGACTTAAGCGGCAAGTCGCGCGCGCTTCGCGCAGATCAGGGATCGCTGCTGACGACCGAGATATTCGACAACTTGCTGCGTGCTCGCAACATTGAGGGCGCGCTGACACTTTCGCTGTGCGAGCAGTACATGACATCTGAGCGGGCTATCCCCGTGGGCGGCAACGGAGCGAACCGAAAGTTTCGCCAATTGAACGTGTGGAATGGTGAGCGGTTTGAAAACGATGTGGGCGGTGAGGAGTCGGATTTTCTGATAGGTGAGCAGGCTTGGAAGCAAAGCCATGCAACGGCAGCTTACGACTCGCTCTTGGGTGTGTTGGGCCAGCTTGCAGGCCCGGCACCACAAGTGGTGATTGCGCTGTTGGATGTGGTTTTTGCCATGAACCCGAACCTGCCCGACAAGGACAAGGTACTCGCTCGCATTCGCTCAGTGACCGGACAACGCGATGAGGACGCCGAAATCACACCGGAAGAAGAAGCCGCCAAAGAGCAGCAAACCCAGGTGCAGAAAGCGCAGTTTGAGGCTCAGATGGCGCAGCTACAGGCAACCATCCGCGAGTCGCAGGCCAAGGGCGAAAAGCTCGAAGCCGATGCGATGGCCAAACGGGTCGAGGCGCTGTACATGGCCGCCCAAGGCGCCCAGGTGCTCGCACTGGCACCGCAGGCCGCACCTGTGGCCGACGAGCTGCTGAGGTCGGCTGGGTTTCAAGACGATGGTGCGCAAGGCCCCGGTGTGATTGACCCTGGCGTGATCCCGCCAGCAGGCCCGCAGCCGATGGACCCAGGGATGCAGCAAGCGCCCGAGCGGCCATTTCCTGAACTGATGCAGGCCGATGACGGTATGCAAGGCATTGAAACCATCGGGCCTGACGGCTTGATTTGAAGGAAACCCCATGAACGACAACACCATCGAACAAGAAATCCAGTCCAAAGGCAAAACAGCCCCACGCGTGACGCCTGCGGACATTGAGGCTTGCATTGTCAGTGAGCACTTTTTTACAGCGCGCGATGGGCGCAGCGGCGCAATTGACAGCGACACCTACGTCGGTCGGGAAAAGCCCGAGGCAGACAACCAGGACTTGCAGCCCTTGTCCCTGCTGACCTTTTGTGTCCTTGTCCTGCGCAACGGTTTTACCGTGACCGGCGAGTCAGCCTGTGCCAGCCCGGAGAACTTCGACGCTGAGATTGGCCGCAAGATCGCCCGCGCCAACGCCGTCGCCAAGGTTTGGCCGCTTATGGGCTACCAACTCAAGCAAGAGTTGTACGAGCTGGCGCAAAAAGGCCGCTGACCAAACCACACCCCAAAGGAAAACACCATGGAACTAGACGACCAACTTGACGCCGAAATCGCAGCCCTCGAAGCCAAGGGCATTGATCCCTACGCCGACCGCACAACGCCCGCCGAGGACGCTGCGCCTGTGGTGGCAGCCGAGCCAGAAGCTCCAACTACCGAAGAAGGCACGCCCGAGCCCGTGGCAGCAGACGCCCTCGTGGCCGAGCCCGCCCAGGACGCCCCCACCGCGTTCCGGGCCGCCATGCCCGAGCAGTACAAGGCCCAGCGCGCTGAGCTGATGAAAGCCAAGGCCGAGGCCATGGGCAAACTCATGGACGGCGAGATTGACGCCGAGGCCTATGCGGCACTGGAAATGGGCATCTCCGACCAACTCGAAGACCTGACCGCGCTGCGCATCCGCGCTGAGACACTGAGCGAGGCGAACACGCAAAACGAGCAGTCCCGCCAGGCCAAAGACATTCAAGCGCTGATTGCCCGCACCAAGGGCGAGGTGGACTATGCCGGCGACCCCAAGGCGGCCAAGCAGTTTGACAACGCCCTTGGGTTGCTTAGTGCAGACCCGGACAACACGGGCATGGCGTTTGCCGAGCTGATCCAGTTGAGCCACAAGATGGTGGCTACGATGCGCGGCGTGATGCCAGCCAAATCAACGCCAGTGCCCAAGGGCGCGCCCGACCGCACACCACCAACGCCGCCAATCACGCTTTCTGGCCTGCCCACGGCGGCCACCTCGGGCGCTCTGTCGGTGTCCCAGGCAGTGGGCAAGCTATCGGGTGACGCATTGGAAAGTGCCTTTGACTCCATGCCGGATGCGGAATTTAAAAAGTTGCTGCGCGGCTGAACCAATGATCCAAGACACCAGTGAAAAAAAAATGACGGTGGATCTGCGCACCGGGCGCAAACTTGTTTTCACCATCATTGGCGAAAAAGGTATTGACTCCGAGAAAATATGCATAACCATTACACATGAAGCCAAAGCTGGACGCGTGGCGCGACTCAATGTGGTCGCTCCATCGATGGTAAAAATTGGCTTTTCCTGATTTGCGCAGGTTTCGCATTCGGCTCGCAGGAGTGAGCAAGGCACTACCTAGGAGGTAAAAATGCCTGCTGCTACCACTCCCGTTCTCCCAACTGATCCAGGCGCCCGAAAAGCTTGGTCCCATAGCGTCGGCAAAGAGGCTGCTGAAAAGCAGTATTTCAGCCGCATGATGGGTGCTGAGGGCTCCAAGTCCGTCATCGTCAAGCGCTCCGAGTTGCAAAAAGGCCAAGGCGACGAAATCACCACCCTGATCACAGCCAAGCTGCAAGGCGCGCCACGTGTGGGCACTGAGCGCCTGGAAGGCACCGAAAAGCGCATCACGCAGTTCGACACCAAGATCAAAATCGGCCTGATCCGCGAAGGGGTCAACGTCGGCTCGATCATGGACGAGCAGCGCACCGGCCAACAACTGGGCGCCATCGGCCGCGAGGTGCTGGCCGATTGGCTCGCTGAGTACCTTGAGCAGTTCCTGCACTGCCACATTGCGGGAGAGGTCGGCATCGGTTCGTGCTTCACCAATGTGCGCGATGCCAGTGGCAACTTTAAAAAGATTGAAATGCCGCTGCTGCCCATCGACGAGAAGCACCGCTTGATCGGCCCTGGTGGCAATACTGCGGCCAACGCGCTGACCGATCTCAACGTGCTTAAACTGACCACGCTGACCATTGCGGCGCGCAACAAACTGGCCAAGATGTACGGCGGCATCAACGGCGCGGCAAAGATCGAGAAAGCCAACGTGGGCGGCAAGAGCCTTTACGTTGCCTGCATGCCCTCCGAGGTGATGGCCGATCTGCGCAGCGACGTAGGTGACAACGGTTGGGTTGCGTGGCAAAACGCCTTGGTTCGCAATATGGGCGCTAAAGCTGGCCCGTTTGTGGAAGGTGGCGGCATGTACGACAACATGATCGTTGACGAAACCCCATGCGGCACTTACCTGACCGGCTTCGGCGCAGGCGGTGCGGTAACGGCGGCTCGATCTTTTGTCATGGGTGCGGGCGCTGCAGCGTTTGCCCAGGGCCGCAAGGGCCTAAAAGATGGTCTGAGCGTGGAGCTCGAAGAAGACGCCGACGACCGTGGCCACGAGCGCGTGATTCACATGAAAGCTATCTTCGACGCCACCCGCGTGCATTACAAAGACATGGCGCACGCGATGCTGACTATTGATACCGGTTTTACTCGCGCGCCAGGCGGCGACATCTAATGAGCATGCCCTGAGCCTTTGGGCTTGGGGCAGTCAAAACCCACACACCCAGGAGAAAACACCATGCCTCTTCGCCAATCTTTTGAAGCTGCTGCTGGCAGCGTTCGCGGCGCAGTCACGGGCGCGCAGCCCACTGTCGTGCTGATGCAGTACGTTATCCCCGTTGGCACGATCGTCAACGACACCGTTGAAATCGGCGCTATTCCGCATGGCTGCTTTGTGATCGACGCGGCCGTCTATCAAGAGGCCATCGGCGTTGGCTGCACCATTGACGTAGGCGTCATGTCCGGCCAGTACGGCAAGCTCGACCAAGCTCGGACCATGGGCAACGAGATCTACGCCGCGCTGGCTGTGGCAACTGCTGGAACCTCGGGCCGACCCGTCAAAAACCTGATGGCCATTGCACCTTCCGCGTCCGCGCTTGGTGTAGGCGTGAGGTTCTTGGGGGCTGCGCCCACCGCTGGCAAATTGCTCACCATCGCCTTGAAATGCCAAAGCAAGTAATGTCCCGAGGCCGCGCCCCCAAAGAGTCCGAGGCCGACAAGCGACGGCTACAGGACTACCCGCGCCATGAGCGAGACAACGCGCTCAAGGTGCAGGGGGCGGCTTTGCGGGAGCTTGGCCACCGATACGGCATTTCGCTGTCGTCCATGGAAAAAATGGACGACGACAAGCTGCGCCGGCAAATCAGCTTTGCCCAAAGCAATTTGGCCGAAGCAGAAAACCCATGAACTGGCTGGACTTCGGCCCATACGTCAACCCGTATGTGGCGGGGGTTCCGACGCCAACGCTGATTCACCACGCACGCTTGGCAGCGATTGAGTTCTGCTTGCGAACCAAGTGTTGGGTGCGCAACCTGGACTCATTGCAATCTGCCGCCTTCGGCGCAATTGACATCGAGCCCGACGCCTCTACTGCGCGTATCTTCGACATTGAGCGCGTGGCTGTTGACGGCATGGAGTGGCCGCTGGTTACCGCATCGCTGGGCGTGGCCCGGCGCGATCTGCGGGATGACGCAAATGTGGCGTTTACCGACGATTTGCAAACACTCACCATCAACCCAGCGCCCAAGGCCGGGTCGGCGGTAAATCTGCGGGTGGCAATGACGCTCAAAAATCAAGCCGCCGATCTTCCCTTTGAACTCGAACAGTACGTGCAGTGCATTACCCACGGCACGCTGGCGTCCCTCATGCGGATACCCGGCCAGACGTTTACTTCACCAGAATCTGAGCGGCACGAAATGATGTTTCGCGAGCACATTAAAAATGAATCCAGCCGCCTTGCGCGCGGCCAAGTTGCATCCGGCCACGGGCGCGTCAATCCGTCATTTATGTAGCCGTGAGCCATTGACTCCGATAAGTTT